GAAAAAGGTGTTGAAACACCTATAGTTGAGAGTGAACTCAACATTGATGAAAAAATAGAACTGATTGAAGAAAACATGGAAGTTGTTATTGATGTGTTAGGTCTTGATAGAGAAGATGATTCGATATCAGGAACAGCAAACAGAGTAGCAAAGATGTATGTATCTGAATTGTGTTCAGGTTTATCTTATGACCAATTTCCAAAGGTATCAGTCTTTGAAAATAAAATGGGATACGATCAAATGGTTGTACAAAAAGATATAACATTTCATTCAATGTGTGAACATCACTTTGTAAACTTTAATGGTATGGCTCAAGTAGCTTACATTCCAAATGATACAGTTGTAGGTCTTTCTAAGTTGAACAGAATTGTAAACTTCTTTGCAAGAAGACCACAAGTTCAAGAAAGATTAACAGAACAAATATTCTATGCTTTACAGTGCATTTTGAACACAGATAACATTGCAGTTCTCGTTCAAGCAGAACATCTTTGTGTTAAGTCAAGAGGTATCGGTGATCAATCATCAGGTATGACAACATCTAAATTAGGTGGGTTCTTTTTTGATAAATCATCTGTAAGAAGTGAATTTATGAGTTTAGCATTAAAGTCATGAAGTTTGAATATGTAGTCTCAGGTCTAACTATGGGGATTGATGATTTATATTATAATCCTGTAGTTGCAGCACCTTATATAAAACACATGAATCAGAAAATAACTGATTTAGACGATAGATTTGATAATCAAAATTTATCATTATTATACAACGCACACCAAGAAAGAAAACATGGTGTGACTATGACTGAAACAATGAATGATTCATGGCATCGTTTATTCGCTGACTCCGGTGGTCTTCAAATGGCAAGAACATCAAAAGGTATAACACCAGAGTTGAAAGATAAAGTATATCATCATCAAGCAAAGTATTGTGATGTTGCTATGATCTTTGACGAGATTCCTATCGAATTTGATCTATCACTTATTGGTGGTAATTCAATGAAAGCATCTTTACTCGGTAGAAGATTTGATAGAAATGATATCAAACGAGCTGCTCAGGCAACACTAGCGAATGTCAAAAGACAAATAGAAGTATTTCAACAAGAAGAATCTAACGCGAAGATGATGTTAATATCACAAGGTCAATCAGTAGAAACATACAAAGAATATATTGAATTAATCTGTAATGGTTTATCCGATGATGAAATTAATATGTTTGTTTGTGGAGTTGCGCCAAGTTCATTATGTAATGGTAATTCATTTGCTCATAGATGTGAAATGATTTATGCAATGAAAGAATATCAAATACCTGATGCAATTAAAAGTAATGTTCACTTATTAGGTGTAGGTAATCACGAAGCTTTGTCTCCGTTCTTTCTATCTCCTGATTACTTTGATTTCATTGAAAACTTATCTTATGATTCATCTTCTCATGCATCATCTTGGTTCTATTCAAGATACAGAAACAAAGACTTTGTTAATATTGATGTAGATGTTGTACATAGATCGAAGAAAGGATTATCACAAATTCATACTGATCAATTACTTCCTGTAGTCAATGAATTATTTGATTACGATAGACAGACATTAAATGATTTTGGTATTACAGAACCAATGCAATTGATTAATGATTCAACAAAATGGTCAGTCGAAAATGTAAATGGTGATAGAAGATTCTGGAAAGATTTTGATACTGCTGTTCATGGTAGATACTTAACACCATGGTTGTGGGTTACAAATACTATTGGTAACTTTATGATTGAATTAGATAGAAGAATACAAAATCCTGTTGATACTACAGGTCTAGGTTCAATAAAATCTTATGACGAATTCTTAAAGAATTGGTTATCAAGACAAAGAGTACCAGCCAAAGTTCCTGAACATTGGCCAGGAGTACTAGATGTATAGGTTGAGTGATCATAAAAATAAATTATATTATCAATGGAAAGATTATGATAAAGATATCAAAGGTGTTGATTGGTTAGAGTTTGATCATGTTATCGGGATATATAGGGGTAGTCTAGGAATGGCTACTCATATATCTAATATTAGAAACATACCTATGTCAATAGTAGGATTTCAAACAAGAGACGGAGAAGATAAATCTCCTTACTGGATACATAATACAACACAAAAAAATAATCAATCATATGCTGAGGGTTCAAAAATATTAATTGTAGACGATATCTATGATACAGGTACTACAATGAAAAAGGTTATTGAGTTTGTTAAAAAAGAAAGAACAAAACCTTCACCAATGCCTCAAATTATGACTTACTGTTTATTTGGTAAAGATGCTCCAGAAGGTACAAATCTTGTCTATAGTAACCTCCATGATGGGTCGTGGGTTGTGTTTCCGTGGGAAAGATAAATGAAGTCACTTATAGTATCTTGTTGTCAATCTAAACTTCCCGGTACTCACAAAGCCATAGATATATATCAAGGAAAGGCATTCAAATTAATTCGTAAAGAACATCTTCTAGATACAGTAGATGTTTGGATAATGTCCGCTGAGTTAGGTCTGATTCATTCATCAGATATAATCTCATATTATGAATTTAAAATGAACGAAGAACGATCAAAAGAATTGATTAAAAAAGGAACACCTGAATCACACCCTACAGGTGAGATTTACATTTACGGTGGTAAGTTATATCGTGATGTATTGAATTCATATTTCGAAAGTACTATTGAACTAGTCGGTAGAAATAGAGGGATAGGAGATCATTTTTCAGAACTATTGAAATTTGTTAATAAAAATAAACCACATGGAGTGTTACCAATATGAATCCTTTTGACTTTGTAAATTCAGTCACTTATTCTAAACAAGATATTATGAACGACATAAATGAGAAAGAATATGCTCCATTTCTCGTTAATAGATCATTGTCATATCATCAAGATTGTGTCCTGTACTCTAATGAAATGAACAGTAGATTTGATGTTTCTCATAAGTTACAATATCATTATTTACTAAATAGTATTAGAAAACGAAAAAGGTTTGCTAAATGGAGTAAACCTGAGTTAGCAGACGATTTGAAAGTCGTTATGGAATACTACTTAGTGTCCCGAGAGAAAGCAGAAGAATATTTAAAAATATTGAATAAGAAACAAATCGGGATTTTGGAAGCACGAATGAATAAGGGTGGAGTGAAATGAGTTATGACATAGAAAATATGTTAGAGATCGCATTCAATGAGAATGATGATTTTCTCAAGATAAGAGAAACATTAACAAGGATAGGTGTAGCGTCAAGGAAAGATAGAACTCTCTATCAATCATGTCACATTCTACATAAAAGAAGTAAGTACTACCTAGTACATTTTAAAGAATTATTTGCATTAGATGGTAAAGATTCATCAATATCAGAAAACGATATCGCTAGAAGAAACGCAATTGCAAGATTATTAGAAGAGTGGAAACTATTAAGTATAGTAAAACCTTCTGCAGCTGCAACCCCTCTAGCACCTATGAGTCAGATTAAAGTTCTTCCTCATAAAGAAAAAGATGAATGGACTCTAGTTGCAAAGTATAATATCGGAGTAGCAAAATAAATGATTCAAAATTTATCAGATAAACAAAAAAGAGTACTCTTTGCCAAGTTATCAGCTCTAGCTTATGATAATCTCGAAGAAGCTAAAAAGAAAGCTAAAGTATTGGGATTAACTAAAACAGTTTTAATAGATATTGAAGGAGCACAAACTTATGTATTTACTAGTAAATATGATTGTGTAGTAGCTTGTCGTGGTACTGAACCTACTGAAATGAATGATGTGTACGCTGACTTAGAAATATTCAAAGCTGATTCAGTTACGGGTAATAAAATTCATCAAGGATTTAAAGAAGAAGTTGATAAAGTTTATAGTGATGTTGAAACATTACTTGATAGAGTAGCTGTCAAAAAATCTATATGGGCATGTGGTCATTCACTTGGTGGTGCAATGGCAACTATTCTAGCACAGAGACTAGAATATAAAGACGGACATAATATTGATACATTATTTACATATGGATCTCCGAGAGCAGGTGGACCATTATTCAGTCAATGGTGTAATGCTAATTTAAATCATCAAAGATTTGTTAATAATAATGATGTAGTACCATGTGTACCATCAGCTCTTAGATGGAGACATAATGGTAAATGTTATTATATTAAATCAACAGGACAAGTAACTAATCTTGGTCGTTGGTCTAGTGAAAGAATTAGAGATAAAGGTTGGTCATTATTAAAAACTATTGTGAAAGGTAGATTAGATTTAGTAGCAGATCATAATATAGACGATTACATATTACATCTGGAGAATGATCAACAACAGGAAACTATGTAATGTATTTCTTATTAATTCTATCTCTAAAAAGTATATTATCAACAGTTATCGGATCAAGTTTTTATAATTGGTTCAAAACAACAAACTTTGGTATCTGGTTTCAAATAAAATTAGATTCATTCATGGAATACTTATCAGAAAAATACAACATTGAACTAGCTAAAAAACAGTCAAAGTTCGAATCTGATTACCCATTAATGATGAAAAGAATTGAAATTTTAGAGAAAAAAGTCAAAAAATTGTCATAAATATAAACACACTAATAAAATAGGAGTAAATATGATAGATTTCATCAAAGCTAGATTAGCTGAAAGAACATCATGGGACGGTATTACTATAGTAGGTATGGCACTATTAGTACTTATCGCAGCACCCGTTGTCAAGTTATTGGCATGGCCAGCTTTAGTTTATGGACTTTGGACTATCTATTCAGAAGAGTAGATGATATTAGAGTTAACAGACGAAGCTAAATCTAAGCTTCATGAGAAAACTTCAAACGCTGATAATCGAGATATCAGAATAGGAGTTCGAGATAGTGGTTGTAATGGGTTTGCTTATGAGTTCGATTTCTTAAAAGGAATACCGAACTTAGACGAAGATTTAGAAGTGGATTATGGCACTTATAGTATCTGGATCAGTAAACAATCAGTAGAATATCTACATGGTATGCAACTTGACTATCAACATCAAGGTATTAATGAAGGATTTGTTTTCATTAACCCTAATGCAACTGCTTATTGTGGTTGTGGTGAATCATTCTCAATATAATTACATTAAATACGGAAAAGAGGATCTTCGGGTCCTCTTTTTTTATAAATAGTATATAGTAATGGAGATTATAGTATGGACATATTAGGATTGATCGCAGAGGTCGGAGCACCGATAGCTGGTGCACTAGTAATGGGATTCTTCATCTTTTTAGTTCTAAAACAGATTTTAGACGGAGTAATAGATGATATCAAAACATTAACAGGATTCTGTAAGATGTTAGAAGACAGAGCTAGAGTTGGGAGTAACGAATTGATAAAAATTGATTTGTTAGTAGGTAGTGCTTTGGATTTAACACCAGACATTGATAGAATAGCAAGAGCCGAGAATTACAGAACTAATGAGAAAGGGATTCCTCAGAATGTGAAACTTGATGTAAGGAGAGATTAATGGACGGTATGGATGCTTTATCACAAGCGATAAGTGAATTTGGATTTCCTATTATTATGGCTTTAGGTATGGGATACTTTATATATTTTGTTTGGAAGTATATAACAGATAAACTAGAACCTGAATTAGAAACTATGCATTACGCTCTCATTAAATGTATAGATGCTAATCGAATGTTGGATAATGATATGATACGTCTTCAACAGAAGGTTAAAGTCGTATTAGAATATCGTGAAAGACAAGAAATATTAGAGGACGCTAAAGAAAAAGAAGCTTTGGCGACAGTTAAAAATGTTAAGAAAGGTAAGTAGTTTATTATTTTTATTATTGGTCACACCAATATTCGGAGATGAACTAACACACAAATTTAAAAGTCCTAGTTTTAGTGGGATAGGAGCTAGTTCACATTATTTGACTATTGAGAATCAAGAGAAATCTAGACGGGATGCAATAGCAAGTGATATTGAATCAGCATTATTAGCTGCTCAGAGAGAAGCTGAGAACACTACAATGGCTAAATTTATGAGGAATTTGGAGAGTAGAATATATTCACAACTCTCAAAACAATTAGTAGAACAATTATTTAAACAATGTGATTTAACAGTTGATCCTACTTGTACACAATCTTCATTCGGAAGTTTTGCACTAGAGGGTAATGTAGTATCGTATCAACAAACAAGTTGTAATACAGCTACAATGACGGGTTGTATAGTAGGTGAAGATGTTATTATATTAACAGTAGTTGCCGAAGATGGAACAGAAACAATAATAACTATACCGATTGGTAACGGTACTTTTGGTTAAGATATGAAATTTGTAGTAGTATTAGGATCATTCCTATTATTTCTTAGTGGGTGTGCTTCAATAGTTAGTCCTAAAGGGATATATGATACTGATTGTGTAGCTATCGTAGAATGTGCAGAACCTCCTACAATAATAGAATTACCAACACATGAAAAATTATTAAATCTACCACCAGCTGTAGAAAAACCTGTTATTGCTGTTTATCAGTTTTTAGATAAAACAGGTCAGAGAAAACAAAAAGGTGACTCTGCTATGTTTAGTACAGCTGTATCACAAGGTAGTGAAACAATGTTAATCGATGCACTTAAAACTGCAGGAGATGGTACATGGTTTAGAGTAGTAGAAAGAGTAGGAGTTGATCATTTAACTAGAGAGCGAGCAATTGTAAGATCAACTAGAGAAGCTTATGACGAGAAAAAGAAATTAGCTCCTTTATTGTTCGCTGGGATTATTCTTGAAGGTGGAATTATTGGGTATGATACCAATATAGAAACTGGTGGGAGAGGAGCGAGGTATCTCGGCATCGGTATGCAACAAGCGTATCGTAGAGATATAGTAGTGGTTCACTTGAGAGCAGTAAGTGTTCTTACAGGTGAAATTATATTAAATGTACAAACATCAAAAACAATATTATCGGTAGCAGAAGGGTTTGATGTTTTTAAATTCGTTGAAATGGATACTCAGTTAGTAGAAATAGAAGACGGTATGACCGAGAACGAAAGTGTAACCAGGAGTGTTAGGTCAGCGATCGAAGCTGCTGTTTACGAATTAATTCTTCAAGGAGATGAACGAGGATTCTGGACTATTCAATGGCCGGCTACAGAAAAACTTATTAAAAATAAAATATCTGATGTCATGGAAGAAGCTGAAATTATCGTAGTCACCGAAGAAGATAATATAAACAAAGAGGAAAAAGAAAATGAAGATGATAAATAAATTATTATTCTTTACATTATTCACACCTACATTATTATTTGCAGCTGCAACTACAGATAACGAGATTAAAATTGATCAGACAGGTGATACACTTACTTTGACAATCGATCAAATCGGTTATGGTAATAAGTTATGTGGTACTATCTCAAGTGGTCTATGTGCTAATGATATGATAATCACTGGTACATCTAATAATATAAACTTTGATCAGATCGGTAATCTTAACCAAATATATGGTCCAATGATTCTTGATCAATCTACAGTTAGTGTTAATCTTACTGGTAATAGTAATATTTGGGATCAGAATATCGGAGCTTCAGGTTCTGCTGATTCATCAAACTTATTAGCGACTTGGAGTGGTAGTTCAAATACAATGAATTTAGATTGGGGTTCAGCTCAATCAGCTGAAAGATTAGATTTTGATCTTGATGTTAGTGGTAGTTCAAATGTATTTACAACTATTATTGAAGTTGACGATGCTCGATATGATATTGATGTCACAGGTAGTTCAAATGATGTGAACACTAGTATGACTGATGGGTCATATCATAAAATTGATTTAGAACTAGTTCAATCTAGTGGTAATATTGATATTATACAAAGTTCAGGAACATGCCCTAGTGGTATTAATTCATNNTGA